CGAAGTTCCAGAAATGCCCGCGAAGCATGGCATCACGGGCTTGAGGGTAAGCAATCTTGCATCGGCGAGCGACTTCTGTCCCTTGATCTAGAGAAGTTATCGTTGTCTCGCCGATGCGCTGCAAGGCTAGGTTGCAGATTTCCGTATCAGATGTGATCTGGCTCATTCACCTAGCCTCAAAGCTTAGTCGTGCAGATAGAACAGGCACCCGGCGATGGTGTCTGTGTCTGCGATTGCGGTGCTTGCGCTTGTTGCTCGGATAACAACACCGTCTTTGGATTCAAATACTTTGGTGTATCCTGTCGCCGCCAAGCCTGCGAGCGTGGTCAACTCCTCAAAGCCGATCACGTCCGCACTATCAACAGAGATGCCATCAATCAAACCGTCTGGATCAGCAGTAACAGCCGAGCCGTCTAGGTCTGTATAAGCATCAAAGCCGAGATCAAGCGTCGCTGATGCCGTCGTCCAGTTCACATAGAGCCATGAGGACGGCAACAGCAGCCGAACCCGGCCCGCTGGAAGCTTAACCAAAGCAACAGATGAGCCAGAATCACCGGCACCTGATTGCGTATGCTCGAAATACATTCCGCGCACACGGCCTTTCCAATCGCTAGTTTCATTGTTCACCGCTGGTGTAGTGGTGAAAATGTTAGCGTATTGAGTGCTTTCTTGAGTAGTTACAGCCATTGTTATCTACTCCCCTTAAGCGTCAGTCGTTGGAGAAGCACCAGGGTCACATTCGATGTAACCGACACGCTCTTCTTCCATGCGAGTTGCGCCAATTGACATGCAGCAATAGACTTGCGTTGCATAGCCTTTGTCGTCTCGTTCCGTGACGCGGGTTTTCATGTCCTTACCAATCGACAAGAGCATTCCGGACTTAGTCCAGTACAGCACCTTATCATCGCCGTTGGCATCCAGACCGATGCGTTCCGTTGGGATCATGGTGAAACCGCCGTACTTAGCGATATTACCTTCAACCAGCGGCTTTATGCTGTTGTAGTCAGCGTTTGCCACACGCTCATCTTTCATCAAGCTTTCTGCCTGACGAGCATTCACAACCATGAACATTTCTTCGTCGGGGTCGACGCTGTTCTCAAGTAGGTTGCGCTTAGCCCGTAGGATCTTAGCGACGTTCAAACCAGTGTCAGCCGCACTAACGCCTGGCCAAACGGTCTGAACATCAACAACCATTGAGGCATCAAAGGCTGTTTGTGTTGATCCACTTTCTCCAGTGTATGCCGTGCCGTCCGCTGCTGCGATGATCACGTCATCCATTGAGCGGCCCATGGCATACATCGCAGCCGTAGCGTACGGTGACGATGGATCGACGAGCATACGGATACGATCTTGTTCGTCGATCAGATCCGCCCACTCCCAATCTTCAAGCGACACACGCCGACGGGCATGCGGCGTATCCATTCGAGGCGTGTCAGCATGACGTGACGTCCTGCGTTGCGCCTGAGTAGCGCCGATTTGTTCGTAGAAAGCGTTCTTGCCGACCTGTGTTTCATTACGGACGGCGGAGCGCAAGCGCGAGCCTTTTTGCTGAACCAGATGATAAACATTGGCTCTATATTGCTCGACGTGCGCCGTTGTTACCTGAGTAGACATAGCTACCAAGCTCCTAAACGGTTGATGTCAAGGGTGAACCGGATTACCTGCGAATGCAGATCCGTACTGTTTACTGGCGCTTGCGGTAGGCTCGCTAACGGACCCTTTCGGGTTGCCCGTACCTCAGACCAAGTCGCAAAGAGCTATAGGCGTCACCTGATCACGGGTGCGTTGCCGTACAGCTGATTATTCATCGCCGTAAGTTCTCTCACGCGTCGATCATGCTCCGGATGACTGCTGTCATACAAAGCCGCGCTATGTTCTTCACGGTACGATGAAATCTGATTTTCTAAATCGGCTGGTGTTGCCTGCTGAGCATGACCACCAACCAACGATGTCTCGCCGCCCATGTCCTTGCCGATACGGCCAAAGACTTTGAGCATGTTGGGATCATTACCAAGCCCGGTTTCATCCAAGCGCTTTAGGAATTCTGGTGTTGCGTATTGGCGCAAAGCTGACTTGGCCTGACCAACGAATTGATCATAGGCAGGCCCCTGCTCTAGCCTAAGTGATCGTTCAGCCTCTTGGCGTGCGTGATCTTGCGCCCTGCGTGCATCAGCGTGCCGTTGCACCATCAATTGATAGTAGCTTTTGTGCAGTGCCTTGGCTTGGCGATCGTTCAAGCCCGCCTGGTGCACTGTTGTTCTGAAATAATCTTCACCGGCTGTATCGTGTTCCATGCCTTGAGGCATTTCGATTTGCTCGAATTCATAGCCGGTCGGCTCTTCAGGACGTCCGAGCTTCGTATAAACCGTGTCCCAATCTTCATCTGTTTTCGGCGCGGGGATGTTGTCGCCCATCTGCCGCTCAAGATTGACGTAGCTTGATGCTAGCGCTTCTGTGGTCGAAAACTTCTCCAAAGCCGCTTGGCCCTGAAGTTCAACTGGAAGGCTCGCGCGCCAATCATCGCCATCGTACTGCGGTGCCGGCTGCTCCATACCCGGAACGCCGCCAGCCTCAACCATACCGGGGTTGATGCCTGCATCTTGTGCAAGCCCTTCCGTGAGTAGTGTTCCGCCGCCTGCATCAACGTCGCTCATCATTTAGCCTCATGAGATTATCTAAGATGTTGAAATCACTCTGCGCAGATTGCACAAAGTCGGTTGGTTGCAAGCTCAACATATGAACGATATGCAAAGCCAATTGCCGCTTGCCTTCTTCTCTCGCTGCCTCGATTGGATCGACTGTCGCAATCGGGCTGTAGAGATTGGCTTGTGCGAAGATGTCGGCAAAGACCGCTTGGCCGTCCGGATCGTTGTAGATGCCCTGATATTTCTCAGACATCACCTTGTCATGCAGCGTTGGCACCGGCCATACCTCCGACAAGCTCCTGAATCTGAGCGGGATCAATGTTCATTTGCTCGGCAATCGCCCCGACTTGACCTTGCACATTGGGATCAGCTGCCGCCTGTGGCGCAGCGCCCATCAATGCCTGTAGATCGACGCCACCTGATTGAGCTGCATTCGCCATCGTGGCCATGGCATCCGCCCCTTGTGCTGCCATCTCAACACCTGGTTTCATGGCTTGCATCTGGCGCATTTGCGCCTCTTGCTGCTGACGCTCTTCTAGCTCATCATCTGGCCTCAACACATCCGGATCGTTATTCCAGACTTCAAACCACAGCTTGCGATAGAGCTTATCGAGATCCGTGTTGCGATCGATCACAGCTAATCCAGGCTCGTTCATCTGAGCGAACATGCCCAGAACCTGATTGATACCGCGCATTGAGCTTTGCTTTTGGACGTTGGCCAGCGGTGACACGTACTCCACCGTGAATTGCTGATCGCCGGCATTCTCTGGCGGTTCTGGTAGCTCTTGCTTGCGGTTGAGCATGCCGTACACGCGATCAATCAAGCGTCCGAGTAGTTCACCCTCGAGACGTCCAACAAGCGGCCCCATGAGCCTCATACGCTCTTGTTGTCGTTGCTCTACTTCATAGGCGGTCTGTTCGCGGGACGATTGGTATGTTTGAACCACATCAACATAGAAGCTCTGTCGGATCCGATCGCGTATGCCTTCCATGGCTTCATTCACAAACTGGATGCCTTGCAAGCTGACTGGATGTTGCTGAATTTGCCGATCACCGCGATAGTAGTTAATTCCACCTGGGATGGTTCGGACTGGCCCTTGATATCCCTCGTCTGGTAGCCACAACGGCGGGTCAATTGCCTTCTGTAGCGCCTTGATCATCGCCAGCATCATGCTGTTGAGCATTTTGATATCTGGCAATGCTTCCATTGCTGGTGATCGGCCATACGTCTCGCCGGCATACAGCGACCATCTCGGCACTAGGTAAGGGAATTCCGGAAAGCCTGACTCACTGAGCTTGTGCAGTCCGTCTTCTTCAAAATAACAAGAGCCATAAGGCATCTGAGACGGCGCTTTGACGTTGGGATCTCTGAATTCACGCGGATAAACCGCATGGATCACCCAGACTTTATCTTCGAACTTTTTATTATTGATCTTGTCCTGGATCTTATAGGACAGTTCCCAACCACGATGCTTGGCGAGCATCATCAGTTGCCCGACGCTGTATTCAGTCCGCCTGAATAGCTTATCGACAACGCGTTCCTCATTGTGAGCAATAAAGCATTCGGCTAGTGGTCTGGCATCGGTAAGGATCTGGCCTTGACGCGTCTCACCAACGAACATAACCGCCGTTCCGAATGACGCTAGGTCGAGATAGGTTTCATGCAGGGACGTTGCAAAGTTGGTGCCTGGTGCGTACAGCTTGGCCCACATGATGTCTTCAACGTTCGATAAATAAGACTTGATCTCATCATCTTCGTTGTACGCATCGTCTGTCATGCGGAGCGAGAACCACTTTGCAGCCGGGTTTGTTGCCAGGCCATGCAGTGCAGCTGCAAGCAGTTGGTTTGAGTGAATAGCA